GAGCGCTGAGGAAATAGAAAACCCTACCCACGCGGAACTCACCGAAGGCTCCTAGCAGAATTGCTGGTCAGTCTTTCGTGGGCTCCGCGCTTCTACGAAGAAGAGTTTGACACCGCCGACCTACTCACTGTCACTACTGTGTTAGAGGAAAGAAACAGGAAGTGACAACATGGCGAGAACAGGCTTGGAAGTTTATGGGATCAAAGAAACCCTCAAACAACTAAACAAACTCGCCCCAGATCTTCGTCGCGAAATTACACGCGATTACAAGCGCATCACTTTGCCAATGGTTCAAGCTGCACGAACTGCCGTGCCGGGTGAGCCACCGTTGTCTGGCATGTATCGCAAGTGGCGACGCGGTGGACCGTGGTACGGATCTAAAGTGGATCAGAAAATAAATGTCAAAATTGACACTCGACGCGCACGCAAAAAGAATCTAGAAAAGGGAGCACAGTACGAGACTCTAGGCGCGTTCGTATTTCAGTCCAATGAAACATGGGGTCAGATCTTCGACATGGCTGGACGAAACCAAGCCAAAGACGGAACCGTCCAAAAGCGTGTCTATGGTGGCAAAGAATACCGATACACATGGAATAACACGCTGATCCAAAACCTAAACATCAACTGGGGTCGCGCGTCGCGCTACATGTATCCAACCGCTGAGAGCTATGAGTCAATCCTTGAGCATGAGATCCAAGGTCTTGTCTGGAAAACTGAACGACTACTCGCAGAAGCAATCGCAAGAAGTGAGGGCAACTAATGGCTATTCGCATCCCCATCATCACCGACTTTCAAGGTGACGGACTCAAAAAAACTTTTGAGGAGTTCAAGAAACTCGAGACCAATTCGGAACGCGCTTCCTTCGCTCTAAAGAAAGCGTTCATCCCAGCAACCGCAGCACTTGCAGGATTGACCGCTGGACTCGCAATGAGTGCAAAGGCAGCTGCAGAAGATCAAGCTGCACAGGTCCAACTTGCGCGCCAGCTCCAAGCAACGACCGGAGCAACAGACAAACAGATCCAAGCCAATGAGGATTTCGTAAGCACGCTGTCTCGTAGCGCAGCGGTCGCCGACGATGAACTCCGTCCGGCACTTGCCAGCCTTGTCCGTGGTACTGGCGATCTGGCATCCGCACAGGACGCGCTCAAGACCGTGCTCGATGTCTCAGCTGCTACCGGCAAGGGAGTCCAAGAAGTAGCAGATGCAGTCTCCAAGGCATACGCAGGCAACACAAAAGCAATCAAGCAACTGTCACCAGAGCTCTATGCCCTAATCAAAGACGGTGCATCCGTTGATGAAGTAATGCAATCACTCGCTTCGACTTTCGGTGGCGCTGCATCAACTGCTGCAAACACAGCGCAGGGCAAGTTCAAGAACCTCACCATCCAGCTAGGCGAAGCTAAAGAAGCAATCGGAACCGCGCTTCTTCCAGTCGTTGAGATCATGGTCGGCGCGTTCACCAACTTCGCAGTCTGGGCACAAAAGAACGCAGGCGTGATCCTTGGCATCGCGACCGCCATCGGAGCAATCGCTGCAGCAATCGTCGGAACCAACATCGCACTCGCAGCATGGAAGACCGTCAGCGTCATCACCATCGGCATCAACTATGCGCTCGCTGCATCGTTCACAGCTGTCCAAGTTGCAACCGGTGTAGGCATCGCAGTAGTGATCGCTGGTGTTGCAGCGTTCGCTCTTTACAAGCGCCAGATGAACGGGCTCAAAGATGATCTCGGTGGTGTCGCGACTCAGCAAGGGCTTACAAATCAGCAGATGCAACGCATGTCCGATGCTGGGAAGTTGGCAACCGAAAGCGTGACCGGACTCAAGGATGCTTCGAGTGGTGCTGGTGGCGCGGTGGACAAGATGGCAGAGAAAATCAAGAAGGCGCGCGAAGAGCTAAACGATCAATTCACGACAGCTCTCGACAATGCGAAAGGCAAGCTTGAAGAAGCAAAGAAGGCTTACGACGATTTCAAGGGCACGGTCGCCGAATCGGTCACTGGAGAGTTCTCAATCTCTGGTGCAGCCGACGCTGCCAAAGAAGCCGGAACTACGATCCTCAACCAACTAACCCAGCAGGCAACAGGCGCGCAAGCGTTCTCCAAAAAGGTTGAGCAACTGCTCACCATGGGCTTGTCTGAGGACGCACTCAGAGCCGTTCTAGAGGCTGGTCAAGAGGCTGGTGGCGCAATCGCCAACGAACTCATTTTGGGTGGCTCAGAAGCGATTACAGGACCTACTGGGATCAACCAGCTAGTCAGTGACCTGAACTATGTCGCGGATGCTTTAGGCACTTTGGCTGCAGACAAGTTCTACAAGGCAGGAGTCACGCAAGGCGAGCAGTACCTTGCCGGCGTACAGTCAGCAATCCAAGCTGCAGAGATGCTTCTCAAGAACCCGAACCTCAAGCTCGCAGATGTGAAGGGCATCGGAGCAAAGTTCGCTGGAAGTGTCAGTTCAATCAGTCTCGCGCCGACAACATCGCCAACATTCACTGGCGACACATCAGGCATCATGGCGGAGCGCGGTGGCAACAACTACACAGTGAACATCAACGGCGGAGTCTTGACTAACGCACAAACAGGCAAGGTCGTCATCGACGCGGTCAAGAGCTTCAACCGTGCATCTGGTCCAGCTGACATCTCGGTCCGTCCAATTAGCGGTCGCTACTAATGCCAGCATCCGTCATCCAATCTGGCGAGTATCTGCTTGAAATTGATACGGGCTTTGATACAGGAAGTTTCGTGCTTGATTCGGCAACAAAAGGCGTACTTGATAACACGACCTATCTGCTTGGACCGACGACAGATTTTGCTGATGTGACGGACGGTGTTCTTGATGTGTCCATTACTCGAGGACGACGCGACATTGGAGATCAGTTTGTTCCCGGCATTATGAGCTTCACGCTCAACGACCAGCTCGCGGATGGGGCGTTCAATCCGTTCAACACAGACTCCCCAACATACGATCCTGCAAACAATGAGCCGGGAATCGCACCTATGCGTCGCGTGCGCTTCTACCGGTACAACTCGCTCGGGACAGCCGAATCACTCTTTCAAGGATTTATTGTCACATACGATTACCAGTTCAATCTTGACGGCAACGACCTTGTAGCGGTGCAAGCAATAGACGACCAGTATCTTCTTTCGCAAGCGTTCCTAGACGAATGGAATGTGGACGAAGAGATCGCATCTACTCGAGTGACAAAGCTTCTTGCCCTTCCAGAAGTGAACGCTTTTCAAGGTGTTGGTCAGCAATCAATAGAAACATCAAGCGTGACACTTGGCGGTGCAGCTGCATATACCGTCCCGTCTGGATCCAATGCTCAAGGGTATCTCAATGACATCATGGCAGCGGAGCAAGGTCGGGCATTCGTAGATCGCTCTGGCGTGTTTACCTTTCAGCAGCGTCTAGGTTCAACTCTTGCCGGCGCGACTGTTGAGTTTGGTGACAACGACCCAAGCCACACTCCCTACGATTCTGTGTCCATCAATTTCGGCGCGGACAAGGTCGTCAATAGGGCAAGCGTTACCCATCTTGGCGCGACAGGACCAGAGACCGTTGATGATCCTGCAAGCCAAGCAAAGTATTTCATTCAAGCTGTCGCTTACACCGAAAGTCTAGTCCACAATGACACTGCAGCTCTTGCGCTAGCCAACTATCTGATTCAAGGCGAACCTACCGCCACATTGACAAGTGTAAATACTGCTTTTCAGTTTTTGTCCACAGCTGAGCGTGACGCGGTAGCAGTTCTTGAAATTGGTGACACTATTAGCGTTGAAAAAACGATCACAACTACAGCAACGACAACCAGCGTGATCGCTCAAGAATCATTTGTGGAAGGCATTGAGCATCGCATCTCGTACAGCCAGCCACATCAGGTCACGATCTACACATCACCAACTACCGTCTACGAACTCTTCATTCTGGACAGTTCCACACTCGACACGATTTACGCACTAAGTTAGGAGCACTTATGGCAACTAGGCAAAGTTTCACAGCCGGTCAGGTATTGACAGCTGCACAACAAAACTCTCTCGCGACTGCGCAAATTGCGCTAAACGCGATTACAGCAACAAGCTATACAGCTGCGCTCGGCGACGACGGCGACCTTGTCACACTTGACAACGCTGCAGCAATTACCTTCACAATTCCACCAAACTCAAGCGTGGCATTTGGCATCGGAACTCAGATCAACATTATGCAACTTGGCGCAGGACAAGTAACAGTGAGTCCGGGCGCTGGAGTGACACTTCGTAGTGCTGGATCAAAACTGAAGACCAATGGACAATACGCGGTTGCTACTTGTTGCAAAATTGGGACCGATACTTGGGTCATTATCGGCAACTTGACGGCATAAGCCATGCAGATTCTCGCAGGAGCAGGCGCAGCAACAGAAATACCTATCGAATATTTGGTAATTGCTGGCGGTGCTAGCGGTGGTCGTAACTATGGCGGTGGTGGTGGTGCTGGTGGTTATCGTTCTTCAGTAGTAGGCGCAGCAAGCGGTGGCGGTGCATCTGCCGAATCCGTATTCCTTGCAGCCGAGAATGTCAGTTACACGGTCACGGTCGGAGCTGGCGGTGCAGCTTTGACCTCAACTACAGGCAACGGCAACTCCGGCACAAACTCGGTTTTCGCAACGATCACATCAACTGGTGGTGGTGGCGGTTCTCAAGCTGGATCAAACAACGGAGTTGATGGTGGATCCGGCGGTGGTGCTGGCGGTCGTGTTTATGTAGGTGGTGCTGGAACTGCAAATCAAGGTTTTGCTGGTGGTAACGCCAATTACACAAACACATCAATTACCGCTTCAGGAGGTGGCGGTGGTGCAGGAGCTGTAGGCGTAAACGCTGTTTATGTCGGCGGAACAACAGGAACATCAGGCGCTGGTGGTGCAGGCGTATCGTCGTCAATCACTGGAAGCGCTGTCACCCGTGGCGGTGGTGGTGGCGGTGCTGGTCGTCTGTCTGGTGAAACAACAACAAATGGTGCTGGAGGCTCTGGTGGTGGTGGTGCTGGTGCAACGGCGGAATCGATCAACGCAACAAGCGGAACAGCGAACACAGGTGGCGGTGGCGGTGGTGCAAGTACGGCAAATAGCGGTGCAGGCGGATCAGGCTTTGTTGCTATTCGATACCCAGACACATTCCGCGCAGCAACAACAACCACAGGCTCACCAACAATCACTGTGTCAGGCGGATATCGAATCTACAGCTGGACTGGTTCAGGAAGCATCACGATCTAATGGCTTACTTTGCACAAATCAACAAAGACAGCGTGGTCACCGAAGTAATTGCGGTAAACAACGCAACCATTGACTATTTGCCATACCCAGAAAGCGAACCTGTCGGACAAGAGTTCATCGCATCCTTAGGACTCACAGGCTTGTGGTTGCAGACTTCATACAACAACAACTTCCGAGGAACATTTGCAAGCATCGGCTACACCTACGACGAGACAGACGATGTGTTCGTTCCGTTGCCATCGGTTGAACCAATAGACCCAGTATGAAATGGCGTTACCTTTTTGGCTACGGCATGCTCATCGCTGTCGTCGTCTGGGGATGCTCCGGATGCTCTGATCGTGAGCGCGTAAATTGTTTGCGCGTAAAAAACAAAGCAGTGACTCTTTCAACAGACATGCAGATAGGCGGTGGACGCTGTGGCTAAATACACAAACGATGAAATCAAAGCTCGACTGATCCTCATCGTCGGTATCGGTCTGACATGCGCTTTCGTGGGATCGATCTTTACCCTGCTTTACGGTCTGCTCTTCGTGACACAGCCACTCGAGCAAGCACCGAACGACGCAGAAGCGTTCTCAGTCTTGAACCCCATGCTCATGACATTGTCCGGTGGTCTAATAGGATTACTTGCATCCAACGGACTCAAAAACAAACAAAAGGACGGACACGATGAAAGCTAAAGACAAAGCCTTATTTGCCTCATACGGTCGCTCGGTGATTGCAGCGGTCATCGCTGTGTACTCAACCGGAAGCGCAGACCCAGCCGACTTTGTCAAAGCAGCCTTTGCTGCACTTGTGCCCGTGCTGATCCGTTATGTGAATCCTAAAGATCTGAGCTTCGGTCGTGGCAGTAGCCAAAGCTAAGCCCGGAGTTCCGAACGCTAGGGACTACATCGGCAACGCTGACGGGGCATCACCAGCTCCTCGAGCCGGCATGAACGAATGGATCAAGCAAGCCATCGCTGCATCTAACGGAGCGCTCTGGAACAACGGATCATGGGGTCAGCGCGACATGCGCGGAAAGCCCGGATCTCTTTCAGTTCACGCAACTGGCAGAGCTGTGGATCTTTCATACCGCAAAAGCGAAAAACATCCCAACGCTGGACGCAAAGAAGCGCTCGTCTTCATTGACAAGCTTGTCGCCAACGCGAACGATCTTGGCTTGCAGTGCATCCTTGACTACTTCCCAAAAGAACACGGGCGCGCTTGGCGCTGTGATCGTTATGCGTGGCAGAAGTACGACAAGCCAACAATCCACGGAGCTCCCGGCGGAGACTGGTTCCACATTGAGATCACACCACAAGCTGCAGACTCGGTGATCTGGGTCAAAGCAGCGTTCCTAAAGGTCTTCGGGGAAATCCCACCTAAAGCTTGACCCATGCCCTAAGGTCGAATTACCGACGGAAGGCAAGTGACTATGAGTGAACCACAGTTCTTTGATTACAGCGTCTATGTAGGCGTGATGGATAACGGACAAGAGATCCTCGTACAGATCTTCACAGAACCAGAATCGGGCAAATACCTACTAGGACAAATTGCATTCCGATCGCATGCTTCATCATGGGGCGTGCCTATACCACTGGAGAAAAAATGAACTATCTAGCAGAGAAACTTATTGGGCTGGTGCTTTGCACAGTCTTCGGCATTACGGCTCTCACAGGGGCTCCTAGCGCGTCTAAAGAGCCTTCTGGGACTATCGCCCTAGCACCTATCAGCGTCCAGCCATACCTAATTGAGCCGACCACGACCACCAGTTCCACGATCTTTATTGATCCCTACACCAGCGCATGCGAGCAATTTTCAGCTCTTGCGATCAACCTTGGCTGGGATCCGAATCAGCGGACCGTGCTCGAGTCCATCATGGCGCGCGAAAGCGGATGCCGACCTAACGCACATAACAAGACACTCAACCGAGACAAGTCACAGGACTATGGCTTGCTGCAGATCAACGATCGCTCATGGTCAAAATGGCTACAGCGTCAAGGCATCATCAACAAGACATCAGATCTGTTACACGCTGAGACTAACTTGCTCGCTGGATTAGCTATTTACAATTACGGCGTGGAGCGTTACGGCTTCGGCTGGGGACCATGGAGTGTGAAGTGAGCGAAGGTACAGCATTCAATCAAGGTGAACTCACCGAAGAGACTCGAAAGATGGTGCTTGAATCAAGCGCATCAGCGTCACACACGATGGCGATCTTTAGTCTGATGGACGACATTATGGCGATCAGCAAGAACCCTCACGCATCAATCATTCGTCGCTTGCGCGCAATGAAGAACCAGCTCTCATTGAATGATCCGATGCCACTTCACGATGTGACTACACTGGACCAAGCAATCAAAGCGCTAGAGGCGCACTCATAGAAAAGGCATCCGACATGTCCGACCATCAGCCAGAACTATTCCAGATCACCACAGGATTGGGTGGCACTAAATATGTGCCCACTGTCAATCGCAATGTCGTGATCACAGCAAAGAAAGCACATCCAACATCGATCCGCGCTGCAAAGAACGCATTCCCGCGATCAGGATCCAAGCGTCAAAAGATCTACAACGCCATCAAGCTCTTCGGTGGACTTACGGATGAAGAAATTGAACGCACACTTGAAATGTCCGGCAACACTGTCCGTCCTTCGCGTGTCACACTTGTGCGCGACGCTCTAGTCATGGACTCAGGACGCACACGCAAAACCATCTCAGGCAATGATGCGATCGTCTGGGTGGCTTGCTGATGGGATTCGATCTAAGCAACTACGAGACCGTTGAGCAGCGTCTTGTGCGCTTCTGGACGGCATACCCAGATGCACGCATTGAGACCTGCATGATGAACTATGACGGAGACTCTTGCATCTTCCGTGCAGAGCTGTACCGGCACGCTGACGATGCCAAGCCGATGTCAGTTGGATACGCGCATGAGATTCACAGCGATCGCGGAGTGAACTCAACATCGTTCGTTGAGAATTGCGAGACCAGCGCGATCGGTCGCGCGATCTCCAACTGCCCAATTCAGTCTCAAGGGAATGGTCCCCGACCTTCTCGTCAAGAGATGGAAAAGGTAGCTCGGCTGGGGGGCAACCTAGCGCCCACCACTGATCGCCCAGCCGGGCAACCATCCACACAAGAACACATCCCACGCGGAGTATTCGCCACACCAAAGCAACTCGGCTACATCAAGAAGCTTGCCAAAGATGCCGGCATGGACGATCTTCGACTCTTGGAGTTGATCCATCGTGAACTCAACGATGACAGCGCAGTCCTTGAACTACTCAAATCACATGAAGCAAGCAGGATCATTGAGGTATTGAAATGACATTGCAAGAACTGATCAACGCGCTTGAACGCTTGCAAGCGGTCTATGGCGAATTGCGCGACGAACAAGACAAAGCAAAACAAAAGATTCGATGGGCAATCAATCACTTGTCGGACAAGATCTGGTCTGAATCTCTGTGATGAAGTTTGATAAGAACATGAGCGAAGCAGAACTCAAAGAAGTGGTGATCTCGGTAGCGCGAAGGTATGGCTGGCTGGTTCATCATGATCTGCCGGCACAGAACTCTCGAGGACGCTGGCTGACCAATGTCCAAGGCGATGCAGGCTTCCCAGATCTGCTCATGGTGCATCCAGTATCGGGCAAGCTGCTCGCAGTAGAGCTCAAAGCGGAACGCGGAAAGCTCTCACCATTACAGAAGCGTTGGCTCATGGCATTCGATGCAGGGTCTCACTTCAATAGCGTCTGGAAGCCCAGCGACATGGAGTACATTCTCTACACTCTGAGCAACTTCCAGCTCTAAACAATCGGCTAGTAGCACGACCTAAGCCATTCGCACGGCAGTTGGTGACACTCGGTAACGAGGGTAGACCGACGCGCCCTCAAACATGTAAGACGAAGTGAGCGAGGCAAAGCGTCGGGGCGAGCTGTGAACATAATCAGCTGATGAGTGCAAAGGGTACGGGTTAGGGCAACCCCGTGGGTGGAGCATTCATCCCTGTATGTCTTCTCGGTTCGCATAACATACACATACAACAGGCATCACAGACATGGACACACACACATGAGACCGACATCATCAACAAGGACAAGCCACGCAGTGGCGCGTCAGCACAAGCGAAGCGCGTGAGTCATGGCTCGAGGACGCACAACAGATAACACCGAGTACCGAAACAACAGAGCAG